TTTTGATGGAACAGACCAATACAGATATGCGAGGATATTCTAATGGGAGCAGCAAATATTTTTACAATAGGAATGGGTGTTGCTCAATATCAAGCACAAGGAAAAATTGGTAAATATAATCAAGCTGTTAATAATAGAAAAGCTGAAGTATTAGATAATCAAGCTGTTCAATTAGAAAAAAAAGCAGAATTTGATATAGCTCAATTTAATAAATCATTTAAAAAAATAGAGGGAGCAACAAAAGTAGCAACTGCAAAGTCAGGTGCTGTAATTGATAGCGGTAGCGCATATTATGTTTCTTTATCAAATGCTTATGAAGCTGAATTACAAAGAAATTTAATTAATTACAATGCTAAGATAGCTGCAGATAATAAAAGAGAACAAGCAAACTTTGCAATAATAGAAGGTCAAATGGCTAGAAACGCAGCTAAACTAGCTCAACTACAAACGATTGCTACAACAGGAACAAGTTTACTTTTAATGAATAAAGGGAGTAGAACAGCATAATGCCAAAATTACCAACATTTCAAGCAGAAGGTTCAGTTAGTCAATTAGCTGGAACTACAACTGGAACTCAAGTTCCTTTGACACAAACTTTAGGCACTGCTTTAAAACCAATTACTGATCTTGTTGTAAAACAAAAAGTTCAAGAAAAAAATTTTGAAAATAGAACAGAAGCATTAAAGTTAGAAAATGATTTTATAACAGACATGCAGAAAGTAAACGATGAAGTAAATATTTTAGAAAATAAAGATCAAGCAAATGCCATATACAAAGAAAAATCAAACGCACTTATTTCTTCTTATGCTGATAAAGCTAGTAATCAAAATGTAAAAACATTGTTTACAAATTCAGCTCTCGGTGAAGTTCAAAAAGGACTATTTAGAGTAGATACACAAATATCTAAAAATATATTAAATTCATTAAATAATAATGTTGCACAAAAAGAAAAAAGATTATTGACTACCGCTTTTTTAGCAACAGGTGATTTTGATTATGCGGTTCTTCAAACAGATTTAGAAAAATTATATAAAGATCATTATACTGGTCAAATATCAAACGCTGATCTTACAAAATTAGTAGATGGAATACCGGGTAGAATAGAAATATTTGAAGCAACTCAAGGTCTTACAGAAAACACAAAAGAAACCTACTTAAAATTAAAAGATGATAAACAATTTGTAAACATGCCTTTAAAAGAAAGAATGGAACTTATAAATGATGCAACATTAATTTTAAGACCAGAACTTAGATTAGATTATAAAAATTTCATAGCTGCTGCGAAAGTTGGTAAAACTATACCTTTTGATATGAAATTTGCAAAAGAGGTTTTTGAGCCAAAAGAAATAATTGGTATGCAAGAGCAATTCTTGATGGTTACAAATGCTCTTGAAGATACTAAAACTTTAAATCGAATACCTTCAAAAGACATAGATGAAACACTAAAAACTATGATTAAAAATAAATATGACTCTATGAATTTTATAGATGCACAAAATATGGAAAATTATTTAAAGACTATAGTTTCAACAAGATTAGAAGCTATGAAAACAAACCCTGTAAAATTTATTATTGATACAAATGATGAAGCTAAAAGATTGCTTGATGAGTTTACCACAGAAGAAAATCTAACATTAAAAACAGAAAATAAAAAAGCATTTGTTAATTATATATATGAAGAACAAGTAAAAATGGGTAATCCAAATTACTTAATAAAAGTTACATCAACAGATGAAGCAAATCAATTTGTAGAACAATATTTACAATCTGATGCAGGTACAAGATTAGCTATGTTACAAAATGCTGAAGATCAATTTGGAGATTTTTTTTCAAAAGCCATGCTTGAATTTACAGAGGCTGGTTTACCTGAGACAGCAGAGCTATCTTCTTTTTTTGGAAATCCACAACTTACAAAAAAATTTTTAAGTTTTGATTCTGATGAAGAAAAAAAACAATTAGAAGAATTTGTTTCATTAAAAGATTTTCCAATGGTAGAAATAAAAAGAGATATATTAAAGGATTTGGAAGATTTTGAAGCAGCAGTTATGTTTGCCAATAAATTTGATACTTCTTTTGCAGCAGATAAATTAGATAGAATAGTTGATGTTTTAGGTTATTATGCAGCAAACGAAATAAGAGCAGGTGTTAAACCATCAAAAGCTGTTAAAAACGCATCTAACTTAATAAATCAAAGTTTTGAAATAGAAGATTCATATTTTATACCAAGAATTTATGATGGAGTAAGCCTTCCTAATGGACAGGTTGACTTTATAAAAGAAAAATCAAAAGCAATACAAAAAGAATATATTGATTTATGGGGAGCTGTTTCTTTTAAATCTTTTGATGAAAACATAGATGTTGAACTTTTAGATAAAGAAATGAAAGAACAAATGTTAAAAAATGGAAGATGGGTAAATAATTCTGATGGTACAGGTTTAATATTTGGAATTACATTTGGTGATGGATCATTTGCACCTGTATTTAATAAAGAAGGAGAAACTTTAGAATTAAAATTTGATGATGATAGTTATTTATTACCAAATACCGATATAAGAATACAAATTGGTGGTAAATCTGCAAGTATTGAAGATTATGGAGATTAATAAATGGCTCAACTAGGATTTGGATTAAATATAAATGAAACAGCACAAGAAGCAGGTTATGATCAATTTTCACAAGGTTTAGGAGATACACTAAAAGCTGTTGCTGCTGATAACTGGAATTTTAATCCTGTTTCATCAATTTTATTGTATCAAGATATTTTACAAGAGAGAAGAAATGCAATCAAACAAGATGATGTATTTATTGATAGACAAGAACTTAATACAAAATATAAAAATTTAGGTTTATTTTTTGAAAAAGATGAGCCTCAATCTGTTGTTGATATAATAGTTCAAGAAAAAAAAGATGAACTAAGAAGAAATAGTATTATTGATAGAGGCTCAAAAGGAGCATTACCTTTTGCTGCTAAATTTTTAACTGGTCTTGGTGTTAGTATTCTTGATCCTATAAATATAGGAGTTTCTTTCATACCTGTTTTTGGACAAGCAAGATTTGCAGCTTTAGCTGCAAGAAAGGGATTTACAACTGCTAGAGTAGCAAGAGGTACAGTTGAAGGTGCGGTTGGTGCTACTCTTGTTGAGCCTATTGTTTATGGTGTAGCTCAATCTGTTCAAGCTGATTATGATTTAATGGATAGTTTTTTAAATATTACATTTGGAACTATTATTGGTGGAGGACTTCATGTTGGAGCTGGTAAATTAAGAGACATGAACACAGCTAGAAAATTTAGAATAAGACAAGAAAAAATTAAAAAGGGTAGAGAAATGCTTGATATTAAAACAGATGAACCAGATCCAGAATTAAATTTATATAAAGAATATTATCCCGAAAATTCTAAATTAATGATGCAATTAGAAAAAAGTGATCCTACAACAAGAAAGTTAATTCTTGCAAAATCTGTTGGTGATGTTGTGGGTGAAAAACCTTTTGATGTTACTCCTATTGCACAAAAAGATGCAGCATTAAAAAATGTAGTAGAAAACTCACCAGATGCTGAAGTTAATGTAAAGCCAAAAGAATCTAATCTTGAAAGTACAGAATTAAACACAACAAAAAGAAATCAAAAAAATGTTAAAAATGAAACAAGAGATTCAGAAATAGATGATTTACAATCTCAGTTGGATGCTTTGAAAGCAAGACAACAAGATAGTAAAATTAAATTTAAAGATGATACTGAATTAAAATCAACAACAGATGAATTAGATGAACTTAACACAAGGTCAAATGATTTAGATGAAATAGTTAAAGATGCAATTAATTGTGTAAATGGTAGATAAATATGTCAAATAAATGTTTGTTAAGAGTTGAAGAATTATTAAAAAAATCAACTATAAAAGCTGCTAAAAAAGATGAAATAATTAATGCAATAAAAACTGCACAAGCTGAAAAAAAATTATCTACTATAGATGAAATAAATGTTGATAAAATTGCAAAAGAAGTAACTGAACAAATAAAAGCTCAAAAAAAAATAAATAAAAGAAACGCAATAGAGAATGAAATTAAAGTAAGAAAACTTACAGAATATGTTTTAACAGAATTTTCAGAAAATCCTGAAGAGGGTTTGATTGCAATATTAGTTGGTTCAAACGATCAAAAGTTAGGTTCAAGAGCTTCTGTGTCAGTTCAACAAGTATCAAGTGTTAATCAACTAATAGCAGGTTTTAATGCTAGACTTAAAGAAAATAATTTAGTCGAACTTTTTGATAGTGCAGATAAAAATACTCAATTAGCAATAGCTAGAACCATGTTTGAATTAAATCAAAGAAAAACTGCTGTTGAAGAAAATTTAGATATAAAACCACCTGTTACAGAAAAAAATCCACAAATTGTAAAATTAGCAGAAATTATGGAAGATTATTCTGAAATGATAAGACAAAAATTAAATGATAGAGGAGCAAACATAGCAAATCTATGGGGTTACATAGTAAGACAATCTCACGATCCTTATAGAGTTAGAGATGCTGCAAATGTTTTAAAAGTAAAAGATATAGAACCTGATCCAAACTTAAAAAGTAAAAAAGATAGAAATTATAATAAAAATTATACAGCTTGGAAAAATTTTATAATGAATAAATTAGATCAAGAAAGAACATTTGCCGATGTTGATGATATAGATAATTTTTTAACAAATGTTTACAACACTCTAGTTGGAAATAAATATCAAATGGCTGATGGTGCTAGTTCTTTATATGGATCAAGAGATGTAGCTAAAAGTTCAGTTTACAGAAGAGTTTTACATTTTAAAACAGCAGATGATTGGTTTGCTTATAATGATATTTTTGGTGCTGGTAATTTAAAGGAAGCATTTTTTTCTGGTATGCAAACAGCAGGAAGAAATATTGGTATAATGGATACTTTAGGTACAAAACCAAAAGATAATTTTAATAAAATTAGAGCTGCTGTTCATCAAAGATTAGTTGATGAAGGTAGAAGTAGCGAAAGTACAAAATCTGGTCAAAGATTTGAAAAATTTGTAAAAGCTGTTGATGGTTCAATTTATACCATAGATGATTTTGCTATAGCAAAATATTCAGTAATATTAAGAGGAATAGCAACTATGGCAAAACTTGGAGGTGCAACATTATCTGCTGCTGCTGATATAGGTTTATATGCCTCAGAGCTAAAATATCAAGGAAGATCGTTTTTAGGTGGTATGTTTGAAGCCATGAATAACATTAGAAAAATAAAAAATTCAAAAGATAGAAAAGACATTGCTGAAATGCTGGGATTTATTGCAGATAATACAATTTATGATATTGCTGGAAGGTATCAAGTTGGCGACCCTATGAGCAAAGGTTGGACAAGACTTCAAAGAACATTTTTTAAATTAAATCTTCTCTCTTGGTGGACAAACACTTTAAAAGAAGGAGCTATGTTAGGCATGGCTAATTTTTATGCAAAACAAAAAAATATTGAATTTGATAATTTAAAACCAGCTATTAAAAGATTGTTTGAACAATATAATATAGACTCAACAAAATGGAATATTATAAGAAAAAAAGCAATGATAAAAGCAGATGATGGAAAAGAATTTTTAAATATAAAAGATTTAGATAATCTTACTGATCAAGAGGTAAGAGATATTACAGGTATAAAAAATTTAACTAAAAGACAAATATCTATTGAGAAGGATAAATTTAAAGCATCAGTTTCTGGTATGCTTTTAGACAGATCAATTTACGCAGTTATAGAACCAGATGCTAGAGGAAAAGCAATGCTAACAGGTGGTGCAATGTCAGGAACTTATGCTGGTGAAGCAATGAGATTTATAACTCAATTTAAAGCATTTCCTTTTGCTATATTACAAAAAACATTAGGTAGAGAATTTTCTTTTATTAAAAAAGGAGGAACTGGTAATGTAGCAAGAGGAGCATTAGGACTTACAGCAGTTATAGTTACATCTGGTTTTTTTGGATATTTGTCTATGACAATCAAAGATTTATTGAAAGGTAGAACGCCAAGAGATCCAACTAAAGGTAAAACTGTTTTAGCAGCCTTTTTACAAGGTGGAGGATTAGGTATATATGGCGATGTTATATTTCAAGAGGCAAGAACTGCTGCGGAAAGACTTGGTTCTTTATTTGGACCAACAGCACTAACAGCAGGAGACTTGCTACAAGCCATATATTTTGGTATAACTGGCAAAGGTGGAAGTGCTGCAAGATCAGCATACAATGCTGTGCAGAAAAATATACCATTTTTGAATTTATTTTATATAAAGAGTGCTTATGACTATTTAATAGGTTATCAAATAATGGAAACTCTATCTCCGGGTATTTTAAGGAGAACAGAAAGAAGAATGGAGAAGGATTATGGTCAAGATTTTTTATTTACAAAACCCTCATTCAAGTTTAAAGGATTTTAAGTATGACAGTTTCTACAACAATAATTAAATCATCACATAATGGTAATGGCTCAACCACAACTTTTGCTTATAACTTCAAAATTTTTGCGGACACAGACTTAGTAGTAATTATAAGATCAGCAGCAGGAACTGAGACAACTAAAACTTTAACAACTCACTATACAGTAGCGGGTGCAGGTGATGCTAGTGGAGGTTCAATAACTTTTACTACAGGTAATACACCAGTATCAGGTGAGACAGTTGTTATAAGAAGGAATGTCCCGCAAACTCAAGCGATAGATTATATCGCTAATGATCCATTCCCTGCGGAGACTAATGAAGAGGGTCTGGATCGTACTACTATGATTGCACAGCAAGTATCTGAAGCAACAGATAGATCAATCAAGTTATCAAGAACAAACACAATGACATCTACAGAATTTACTGTAGGTGCAACAGAAAGAGCAAACAAAATTTTAGCATTTGATAGTGCTGGAGAAATTTCAGTAACACAAGAGCTAGGTACATTCAAAGGTACAGATGCAACTGTAACTACAGAGGCATACAATGTTAGAGATATAATTAAATCAACAACTACTGCTGAACTAAATAATGTTTATATTTGTGTAGCAGATTCAGTTGTTGGAGATAGTCTAACAGACACAGATCATTTTCAATTATTGGTAGACGCTGTTTCAGCAGCAACCAGTGCCACAGCCGCAGCTAGTTCAGCAAGTGCTGCATCTACTAGCGCATCTGCTGCCGCAACATCTGCTACAAACGCTGCTAACTCAGCATCCACTGCTACAACAAAAGCAAGCGAAGCATCTACTTCTGCAACCAATGCAGCATCTTCTGCATCAACTGCATCTACTCAGGCAAGTAACGCTGCTAGTTCTGCTAGTGCTGCTAGTACCTCTGAAACAAACGCTGCATCATCTGCATCAACAGCTAGTACACAAGCTACCAATGCTGCTTCTTCAGCAACTGCTGCTGCAAGTTCTGCAACGACAGCTACTACAAAAGCATCAGAGGCTTCAACATCAGCAACTAATGCTGCAAGTTCAGCAACAACCGCATCAACACAAGCATCAAACGCATCGACTTCAGCGACTAATGCTGCATCAAGTGCTACTGCTGCCGACACAGCTAAAACTGCTGCACAGACTGCACAAGCCGCAGCCGAAGCTGCTGCTGATAACTTTGATGATACTTATTTGGGTGCGAAAGCTAGTGATCCTACAGTAGATAATGATGGGGATGCACTAACTGCAGGAGATTTATATTTCAATACAACATCAAATGTATTAAAGGTTTATAATGGTTCATCTTGGCAGGTAGCTGCTGTAGACGCAACGACTTTAGCATCAAATGGATTTGCTGTTGCAATGGCAATAGCCTTATAGTAAAGGAGTAATATGGCACAAGATTTTGAAAGAGTATTAAAAACAAGTATCGGAACATCTGCTACAGAAGTAAGAGCTGCTGCTAACAGTGATGATGCAATCATCGGAATGAGATTTGCAAACAAAGGAACTGTTGCTGTAACAGTTGATGCTACTGTTAAAAATAGTGGTACAAGTTATTATTTAATTAAGGATGCGCCTATACCTGTAGGTGGATCATTAGAGTTAATCGATGGAGGGTCGAAAGTTGTACTTCAATCTGGAGATTCTGTAGAAGCATTAGCTTCTGTTGGTAGTTCAGTTGATGTAATACTTTCTGTTGTTGACTCCATAAGTACATAGGAGAATACATTTGGCTTATCTTGGTAATCAACCATCAAACAACTTTGTAAGTTTAAAACGTCAAGTTATAACTGGTAATGGTGGATCTACATATACTTTAGATCATGCTGTTGCATCAGTTAATGATGTTGCAATTTTTGTAAATAATGTAAGGCAAGATCCAGCATCTTATTCAATATCTGGAACTGCTTTAACTTTAGGTGGCACAATATCAAGCTCAGATAGTTGCTATGTAATTTTCTTAGGACAAGCATTACAAACTGTAACTCCAGATGCAAATACAATTACAAATGCTATGCTTCAATCTGGTTCGTTTTCAAATATTACAGGAACAGGAACACTTACTGGATTAACTTTATCTGATAATATTTTATTTAATACAGCATCTAAAGGAATTTATTTAGGTGTTACATCAGCAACTGCATCAAATTTATTAGACGATTACGAAGAAGGATTACACACAGTTTCAGCAACCGATACTGGAGGTGGTGCTACTATTACTATGAATACTTCTTTTGACCAACTTGCTTATACTAAAATTGGTAGAGCTGTTCATCTTACAGGTGTTTTATTATTTTCATCTGTATCAGGAACTATGTCTGGCACACTTAGAATTACTTTGCCTTTTGCCGCATCAGATTTACAAGATGCTGCTGGTAGAGGTATTTTAAATGTTGGATCTTATAATCTTAATTTCACATCTGGTACAGCACCTTATTTTAATATGTCTGAAGGTAATTCTTTTGCAAGTATAGGTGTGTCAGCAGATAACGCAAATAGTGGTCAAGGTAGAGTAACCACATCAACTCAACTTTATATACAAGGAACATATTTTACAGATGCTTAATAAAGAAACAATAATTGGAAATATATCAGTCGTTGGCAAACACAAAGCTGTTCATGTCGCTATTGATACACTTATAAAAGAAGATGGAAATTTAATATCTCAAACAAGAAGAAGATACGTTTTACATCCAGATATGGATATTTCTGAACAACCACAAGAAGTAAAAGATATTTGCAACACATCTTGGACACAAGAGGTTAAAGATGCTTGGAATACACATTTAGAAAATTTGGAGAATAACTAATGGCTTTATCAAAAATAAAATCAACTTCTCTTGAGA